TCCTTCTCACCGCCGAACTCTAAGCCTCAACATTTCACCAAAGGGCTTGACTTGATTACCCTCACGCAACCGCAGTTGTTGTAGTAGGGTTTTCCAAAACAGGAAAGGAGTTGTAGTGAAATCCCACGAGTTTGAGAACTCAATGAACGCAGATGACTATGGGCATTGCCTTGTCTGCCGTATTCGTGGCTACTTTGCCTCTGGCGAGTGGTTTCACCACAACCAACACGACCCTAAAGAAGTCGATGTTGCTCGCCTTCGCCATCCCTCGCAGGAAAAGCCTGCGGGCGAGAACTAGTTCCAAAACACCACAAGGAGAAACCTATGGACCCCGTGACCCCGCTTCCAAACCGCAAAGAAGTTGACACCAACTTCACGCCAGAAGTCGCTTCGTTGCTTCAGCACATCAAGGATGTCTGTAAGCAAATGCGTGACCACGAGAAGGCAGTCATTGAGTTGGGCGTAGAGCGCCGACAGACTGTGACCCGACTTCGTGACCACGGCATCACTTGGCGCAAAATCGCAGAGTGGGCTGGCACGACTGACCAAGCCCTCTACAAGCACCACAACCGAGAGAGTAAGTAGGGTTTTATGTCGGGCATCCACATCATCAACGATAAAGATGTCATCATTGCCCCCCGTGCCGACCTGTGTAGTGTTGACCTGTCTTATTCCAGCCCAAGCGACGGGTTGCTCGCTGGTGCCAACCTGTCTCGTGCCAACCTGACGGGTGCCAACTTGTATCACGCCAACCTGCGCGGAGCCAAACTGCGCGGAGCCAAACTGCGTGGTGTCTTTGGGTGGGGTGTGAACCTGCGGAACGCCGACCTGACTAATGCCGACCTGCGCGGTGCCGACCTGTCCAATGCCAACCTGTACGAAACCAACCTCACCAGCGCCAACTTGCGCGGTGCCGACCTACGTGGCGTCCATTGCCTGCTTAGTGCCAACCTGTCTGGTGCTAAGGGCGATGAAAACACCAAGTTGCCATACAACTACGAAGTCGTAGACGGGTTTGTTCAGAAACGGAAGTAGTTCTTGACTTTGCCTTACGACCCTACTAAACTAGGGTTTGTATGCCGACAGACCCAACATTAGTTAGAGCCGTACAAACGCTCGCTGGTGTTTGCGATGGTGCCGCCTCACAAGACGGTATCGGGTTCAATGGGCCGGACAGCAAGTTCGGTAAGGCGTTGGGCGAAGCACCTATTGAGGTTTGGACAGATGCCCTAGCCCGTGATGCGTGGGAACTCATTGCCAAGTATCGGGGGCAACTCGCCAAAGTAGGCATTGACTACGACAGCATCCCTGAACCACCAATGGCGAAGGGTGTCAAGGGCATTAGAGCCGTAGATGTTCGTGCTGGAAAAGTCTTAGTGTTCTTGCCCTATGGCGATACCGCCTATCCAAAGCAAGCCCTATCAGCAACTTGGAATAGAGACTTGCGTGGCTGGCAAGTAGCCGTATCAAAGTATGGCTCGGTTATCTCGTGGGCAGAACGAAACGGTATCCCCATCACCGATAGAGCGAGAGCAATACTCGCCACAGCACCTACGCCCGATAAGCCCGACTACACCGGCACAGCCTCGTTGGAACACGGCGAAATCGTGCTGAAGTTTGACTACAACCCTCAACTCGTAGATGCCGTTCGTGCTATCCCCGGCAGACATTGGAACAGCCACGAAAAAGTTTGGATACTCCCAGCCAAGACCGTGAGCCTCGTTCGTGAGTTGGCGAAGGACTATCACCTCTTTCTGACCCTTGATGTGACACGCCTACCCGACCAAGAAGTAAGCACAGCACCGACAGTCTCGGTCAAGGGCAAGATGTTCGCATTGTCGTTCACCTACGATGCCGACCTACTTAGTCAGGTTCGTCAGATGCCCGGTGCGGCGTGGTCACCAAAAGACCGTGTGTGGCTCGTTCCTATTGAGAGCGTTGATGAGGTTCAGAAGTTCATCGCACAGTCAAAGGCAGTCACCTCACCTGAAGTCGCACGACTTGTCGCAGAGGCAAGTGTCGTTCAGGAAGTCATAGATGCTTCAGCCGCCCACGATGCGGAAATCCAAATCGCAGGGTTTGGCAATGACCGCTTCCAACTGTTCCCCTTCCAAAGAGCAGGGGTGGCTTATGCGATGCGACAGATGGGCTTCACCAGCGAAGGCGATGGCTTCTGGCAACAGACCACACCAAGTACAGGTGGCGTTCTAATCGGTGACGAGATGGGGCTAGGCAAGACCTCACAGGGCTTAGGCGTTCTCAAAGCCACCAACTCTTTCCCAGCCGTTATCGTCTGCCCTGCGAGCCTCAAACTCAACTGGAAGCGTGAAGCCGAACAATGGATACCGGGTATCCAAGTCAAGGTTCTATCCGGCACGACGGGCAACTTGCCCGATGCTGATGTTTATGTAATCAACTACGACATCCTCACCCATTGGACAGACAAGTTCGCAAGTATCAAGGGGCTAGTCCTTGACGAGAGCCACTACATCAAGAACGGGTCAGCACAACGCTCAAAGGCGTGTATTCGTATGGCAGACAAAGTTGCCGAAGGTGGCGTTCGTGTCTGCCTATCGGGAACGCCCATCGTAAATCAGCCCCTAGAGATAATGACCCAACTCCGTGTTATCAACCGCCTAGAGGAGTTTGGTGGGGCTTCCGCTTTCCGCAACACCTATGGGCGAGCATCAGCAAAGAGCCTCGCCTCACTCAACCGCAAACTTCGTAGCACTTGTTATGTTCGTAGGCGCAAGGCAGAAGTGCTGACCGAACTACCACCGAAGCGTTGGGCGCACCTAGTCGTTGAGGGTGACCCTGCGATTATGAAGGACTACAAGAAGGCCGAAGCCGACATTATCAAGTACCTGACTGACCTTGCCCTGAAGTTGGCATTGGAAGCCGGTGCTGATACAGAGGAAGCAAGGCGTGAAGCGTGGCAACGCGCCCTGCGAGCAAGAGCCGCCGAGAACCTTGTCGCTATCACCACCCTGAAGCAACTCGCCGCAAAAGCAAAGATGAAGGTCGCTAAGAGTTGGATAGATGACTTCTTACAGAACGATAAGAAACTCGTAGTGTTCGGTTGGCATAGGGAAATCGTGAATATGGTTGCCGACAACTTCAGCAACGGCGTAAAGATACAGGGTGGTCTGACGAGCGAGAAGCGACAGGAAGCAGTTGACCTGTTCCAAAACTCTGACGAGCAAAAAGTAATCGCTTGCAACATCAAAGCCGCCGGAGTGGGCTTGACCCTCACCGCCGCCAGCGATGTGTTGTTCATTGAGCAAGGCTGGACACCAAGCGATATGGAACAAGGGGCAGACCGTTGCCACCGTATCGGTCAGACCGACAGCGTGACGGCTTGGCTAATGCTCACCGCCGACACCATTGACGAGGACATCGCCGCCCTCATTGACCACAAGAGAAGCATCGTTGACCGAGCCATTGACGGTAGCGACAGCGATGACGATGAGGAAACCTCTATCGTCGGTGACCTGCTGGTTGGTCTTGCCGAGCGTGGTATGGCAAGTCTGTGAGGCGTATCAAACTGACCGAACACCACTATCGGTTGGCACAGGAAATCTTTGAGCGAACGCCCGTCTATCGCAAGAGCCATCGTGGTGAAGCCGCTAACCAAGTGGGCATCTTGGGGGAAGTCATAGTCCGAGAGGCTTTGGATTTGAGCGACATCGCCTATGACCCAGACTTCACCACCACGCACGACCTGCGCCTGACAAGGGTGGGGCGTTTGGAAATCAAGACCAAAGACCGCACCGTAGCACCTCGCCCAGACTACGAGTGTTCTCTGCCCCTCTACAACCACGAACACCAAAACGCCGAATACTTTGCCTTCGTATCGCTAGAGCGCGACAAGCGCGACACAGGCGGTGGGTGGGAACGATTTCACTACGCCCACATAGTCGGGGCGGCAAACCAAGCAATGATTACGGCTCACGGGAAAGTCTGGCGAACTGGTGAAACCGACCCAAGCAACGGCACAAAGTTTTGGACAGACTGTATCAACATCAGTATTGCCAACCTGAAGCCGTTTGACGAGGCTATTGCGACTTGGAAAGAGCGACAGGTCAGGTAGCAAAATGGCGCGCAAGGGATTACAACCCTGCTAATGTGTCTCTCGCTACGGGAAAGTCCTGTGGCAAACAGCAATAAGTAATC